GGCCCGCTGTATTCCCTCGGCGCAGGCTTGACGAACGGCTAAGAGACCTTGGCCAAACAGCTTATGACCGCCAGTATCGCAACAAGCCGCTGTCTGAGACAATGGACTTCTTCAAGGAACACTACTGGAAGGCTGCGTATGGTCGCTGTTCTTGGGTCGATGACCTGTCCTGTTTCCCGCCTCCGGGCTTTGACCTGCAATGTCAGCTTGTTACGGGAGTTGATCTTGCCGTAGGCCAGGACGATAAGCACGACCTAACTGTGTTCTCGTCGGTTGTGGCCTCTGGCATCCGCAGAAAACTGATTAACATGTACAGCGATAGGCTGGTATCAACGGACATAGCGCGGGCAATGCTGCCGATATTCAGGCAGATTCACTGGCCTATTATCCAAGCCGGTGGACATGCCAAGTTCGTCGTCGAGAACAATGCAGCACAGCAGTACATTGTCGATATGGTGAAAGACCCTAAGATTCAGAAGGCATTAGGCTTGACAAGAGATGAAGCTGCTAATATAATAGTGGAAGGCCGGACTACTACAGCAGAGAAGCGAGATCAAGACCTTGGCATACCAGGGTTAGCAGCAGGCTTTGAAATGGGCCGCTGGGATGTCGCCGCAAATTCAGAAACAGATCACCTGAGAGAAGAGATGCGCACCTGGTCACCGAGCAAGCACGCCGGTGATAGGTTGATGGCTACGTGGATAGCCTACGCAAGTCTCATCAATTCAAGAGCTGAATTTGTTGTACGTAATGCGTAGTAGGAAGGCCGTTGCATGTCTAAACTTTGGCGTAGTAGACGCTTACGCAATCAGCGCGACTTCCAGCGCGGCATAGAACAACCCCCAGAACAAAAAGCTTCAGTAATATTCAACAGTGGAAATTTCCTGCGCGGTGCGCCAGTGATAACGAATCAGACTGGCGTGTCAGGTGCTTATAATAATTCATGGCTTGCCTATTCTTGCATCAACTGGATGGCGACCCAGCTATCAAATGTACCCCTGCTTTTCCTGTCTGATCCAGATGACCCTGAATCATCGGTACCAGCTAAGCACCCTGTCAGAAAGTTATTTACCAACCCAGGCCAGCATTTGACAACATCTGAGTTTATCGAGTGGATATTCATTATGCTTAACCTGCGTGGTGAATTTTTCATACCTTTCGATGACCCTCTCAGGCCATCGGCAATGTCGCCACTAAATGACCCGAAGGACTGGCAGGCGATAAAGGATGGTGAAATGCTTGCTGGCTGGAAATACCAGCAGGGCATAAACAACAGACAGTGGGCTTACGACCAGCTTATCCATCACAGGCTTTTAGATCCCAGCGAGCCGTATAGAGGGCTTCCGCCGCTAAAGGCAGCGGCTAAGAACTACGGTATCCAGCAGGGTTCTGATAGTCTCATGGGTAGCATCATCGCAGGCGGCGGCGAGAAGGCGATGATCTATTCGGCACCGAATGACACTTCCCCTACGCAAATTGACCAGGGTATACTTGGCTTAAGGCAACGTCGATCAATGGCAGCAACGCGCGGCGGCGACAGCATCCTACCTCCAGGTTTACAGCCATTAAGCGCAGAGTTCCAAGTCGATGATTCAGATATACTGGAATCTGGACAGATTCAGTCAGACAAAATATGTGCCGTCTACGGCCTGTCAAAGTCGATCCTTGGCTATGAGGACATTGATAAATACGCAACATTCCTTGGCCGGGTCAAGATGGCATACAGCGCCACACTGATCCCGCAGGCTACCGGAGTAGAACATAGCTTTGACCTGCAATTTAACGAAAGAATGCTGTCACCATATCGCTGTTACGTCAGGTTTGACTGGTCAAAAGTAGAGGCATTGCAGGATGATCTTGAGCAAAAGTTCAAAATGGCCGGTGAGTTGTATTCCAAGAATCTGCCTTGGGCCGCATTGAATGAACGATTTAACCTCGGCCTTAACCCGACCCTGATACCTGCCTTTGGATCAAACCTCGTATCTTCCACGCTCGCCCCGTCCGATGTTCTGGTAGATGAATACTCGAATCCCGTGCCGCCCCCCTCCGGCACGTCCGAGCCGGGGAAGGTTGCTGAGGGCGACAGTGATCGGCCCCGGCTTACCAATAAGATTATCCGCAAACGAGCTGCCAATCCAAGGGCAAGGCTACAGCGCAACAAGCGTTTATTCAAGATCGAGAAAGACATGCGCAAGGAATGGAAAGAACTGCTTGTCGCCAGCACTAACAAGGCAACCAAAGCTATTGCCGGTGTGACAACTCAAGATGGTGTTAAAAAAGCACTGGACCCAATCTTCAAAGACCTTGGCGACAAGATGGTAGCGATTGCCAATCCAAAACACGAGGCAGCAGCACTTGAAGGCGAGCAGTCCATAATTGAATTGGTCGAAGGCAAGATGGATGACCAGACGCTTCATGTGTTCCAGAAGGCGCATCAATGGTCAGCTGACGTTACAGCGTTCCTAAAGAAACGTCAATCGCTCGTTGAGGAAATGGGATTAACCCTGACAGACGATGTATACGAGGCAGTCAGGCAGGCAGTAGAGGACGGGCTTGAGACTCAGGAAGTGCAGAACATAATTCGGCAGCGCATGGCATCTGCACCCGGCGGCATTAACCGGGCGACCACGATAGCCAGAACTGAAGTAGGCACCGCCTACAACACTGCGCGTTTCTCAGAGATGAAAGCGCAGGACTTCGAGAAGCATACCTGGATAACCGCAGGTGACGAAGAGGTCAGGGACGACGAGTTCAACCACGTTGCTTGTGATGCCGTTGTGCGCGAGATAGGCAAACAGTTCCCTTGTGGATTAACTCACCCGCAGGAATCCGGCGGCGATGCTGCGAACGTGATTAACTGTAGGTGCGAAACTATACCCTTTGTGAAAGAGGCTTGATATGGGCGTCAAAATAGAAACCAGTGATGGCGGTTTGATTTGCGCCAAGACCGACATCATGGAAGTAACCAAGTCAGATGACAATGCGATCATAGCAGTCATTTCGACTGAGGCTATTGATTCAGATGGCGATATTGTCCACCAGCGCAAGACCAAGAACGGCGGCGGCTGGGACTTGAGTAGATTCAACGCTGCTCCCGTGCTGACTTGGCAGCATGATTTGAATCGGCCAAACATTTCCGGAGAGAAGACGCGGGCAAAGGTCAGGACGCACGAAACCAAAGGTGATGCTCTATATCTTGAGCCAATGACATTTGACCAAGAGGACGATTTTGCAGTAGGCATTGAGAGCAAAATCAGGCGCAACATCGTGAAGGAGTTCTCTGTAGGATTCCGGATTAAGGCTGGCGAGCGAACGCCACGTAAGGGTGAAAGCGACCAGATCGAAGGCCTTGACATCTGGGGCGCAACGCTGCTTGAGAATGCTGTGTGCAATCGAGGTGCTAACCAGGAAACAGAAGTATTCGCCAAGCACCTGATCGGTATACCAACAGTCACAAAAGACCTTGAGGATGCTGGAAGTTCGGAGGCAATCGAGGCCAAAGAGGAAATACAGGAGCTTAACAGGCGCATTGACGAACTGGAAAACATCGTCAAACAGTTTGGCGACATCCAGAATGAGGAAGCTGCAGAACGCATGCTGCTTGCAAAAGAGCGCAGAGATAAGGAATTGAGAGACAAGGAAAAGACAGCAGATGAACTGCTGAAAACACTTAGCAGATTGGGAATCGCTGTCTGATAGTCTGGGCTGAGGTCTAAGAAGTTTCAACGGCGTATGTGATAGGACAACAATAACTTGAGAGGAAAAGATAATGCGTAAATTGAATTACCTTCCGATGTTTGACGCTGACAGCGATGGCGGCGGTGGCGACGCTCTGGAGAAGATGGCCAAAGCAACCGAGGCTACCGCGAAAGCTGTATCAGATGGCGCGGCCAGAATTGACGAACTGGCCAACAAGATAGCCACAATGGAAGAGGATCACGAGAAAGAAATCAAAGCTTTAGCCCGAGAGACGGCGATCAACGAGGCAAAGCTAACCAGCATGTACGGCAAGTCTGGTAAAGATGACTTCCTGATGGAGATGTCCAAGTTTGTACGCGGCATGTTCCTGGAGTCTAAAGGAACGCCGCTGGAAAATATCCCTGACATTGTTGGATTCAAAGCTGGCGATATGATGTCAAAGGCAGTCGTTGACTTCACCACTACAACCGGCGCGACTGCCGGGTATTTGGTGCCAGAAATACTGCTGCCTGGTATCACCGAACTGAAGGACACCTACGGCAACCTTTATCCGATGTTGACAACCGTCAAGGTTGATCCAGGTACATCGGTGCCAATCAACGCCGAAGGTGCGCGACCTGTAGCAAGTTGGCGGGCTAGTCAGGCCGGTGCGATAACACAGGAAGCCACACCAATGGCGTGGGCACAGGATACAATGGTGAGTATCCTGTTGGGTACTTACATTTACATTGCAAATGAGTTGGTCAATAACCGCTCTGCAAACTTCACTGGCGTATCGGTAACCAGATTGCTCAAGGCCATGAACAAGGGTCTGGAGTTTGGCGTTATTTCTGGCACAACTGGCGCGGGTATGCCATCAGATGGCTGGATTGCAGATGCAACCGACCAGGGCACAATCGCAAGCATGACATGGGTATTGCTCAAGGGCTTTATCAAAGATTGCATTACCGATAATGAGTACGCCGGTGACACTTCCAGCAACATGCTGATTATGCACCCGCGTGATTTGCTATCGCTGTCGATGGATACCACAACTGGATCGCAGGTTATCTGGGGAAGCCCAGAAAGCGGCGGTATGCCAACTGTCGCAGGCTATAAGGTTATTTCTACCCCAGCCTGTAACAACGGTACTGCTGTGTATGCTCTGCTTGGTGACCTTTCGGAGATCACTGTGTTGGAAGATCCTGCAATGAGCATCGACATTTCACCACACGTTGAGTTCACCAACAACGTTTCCACCTTGCGGATATTGAATCACCATGACTGGAATCTTGGACAGACATCTGAGTTGCACAAAACAATCGTAACTGCCTAACCGGGCACTTGTAATCGGCCCGCTCAGGCGGGCCAACCTTAAACGCAAGGAAATGAAATGGTGGAGAAAAATAAAGCCAAAGAGCTTAAGGGCTACGAGGCAACCAGGGAGGCTAACAAGCACGTTAAAGACCCGGTTGCCCCCGGCGTTCATCTTGAACTGAATTGGCCAACAAGCAAAGAGCGCATGTTCAGTCACCGAGCTAATGTTTGGCCGGACCTGCTTAAGGGCAGATCAGAAGGACCATGCTCTGTACTGGTTAAGTTCATGTTGCCTTGTGGTGATTTTGCACTGAAGGGTGATACTTTTGACCCGATTGAAGAGAGGATGTCAAAGGCTGAATTTATGTCTCTACACGGCAGGAAATTCTTTGCCTATGACCTGAAGGACACCAAGCTTCAAGAATCTCTGACAAAGTTCTGGAGCAAGAAGTGAGCACGTCAGTAGAAAGTACCTCGGCATCGTTATTGATCGGTGCCGGGGTTTCTCAGGTGGCTGTAGACGCAACCTCAACAACTTCTCTTGATGCTGGTGGCGATGTGGTAGCTGGTGAGATAATTGTGTCTGCCTCGGTTTCAGAGCTGGTCGTGGACAATGGCCCGGCTGGAAAATAGAAGTAATGGCGGGAGTAAGTTAGATGTCATCTAATCCAGAGATCAGGCGTATTAAAACATGGGTCGGGGCTACAGCAAGAAAGCTCAGATTCCAGGTGCGTAACCCTGAAACGCTGCTACCGATTGACCTGGGCGATGTTGAGAACGCTTATCTGTCTGCCAGTATTGACGAGAGGGCAACGTACAAGTTCGCTAACGTTGTGATGAGAATCGAAGTCGGTACAGATGGATGGTGTTATTTCTACCCCACAGCGGCGCAGGTGGATACGGCAGGTGACTACTATGGCAATATCAAGCTGGAGTACACCGACACACTGGACTATTCCAAGGAATTCATAATTGAAGTTGGAACCCCTAACGATTCGACGGTGAGCTAATGGCATTACCAACTTTACATAGCGACTCAATCCTGACACTTGAGCAGGGCAAGGCAGAGCTGGAAAGTACCGACACTGGTGATCTTATCAGAGTTCTTAACATGGTCACGGCAAAGGCTAAGGCCACGATGTCGCGGGTACAGCTGAATCAGAATCTTGATACAGCAATCGTTGAGCGGATACGCAAGGAAGCCTCGGAGACAATCTTTCTCCACGCTCCGGTTTACACCACTGACTATGACACGCACGAATTGAAGGTTGATATCTATTGCGCAGGCACACTTGACACAACCTATCTCGCTAGTGACGGCGATATCATTGTGACCAGTGATGACTATTCAGCAAGGATTGATTTACCGGGAGCGTGCTTCCCTGCCGGTCACGGTGCTGATTATATAGAGGTCACCTATTACGGTGGATGGGAGTCGATACCGGGTGACGTTTACGGCGGTGCTGTAACTCAGGCACGTATCGACATGAAGAGAATGAAGGGCACTGCAGGTATGGCGTCAAAATCCATGCAAGGTCAGTCAGTTCAATTCGACCAGCGAGGCGTGATACAGGAAGTTTCCGAAATCTGGCAGATGTACAGGATGTTAATTTAATGGCCGAGATCACGGCAAAAGTAAGAACTCAAGGAATGGCGGCTTTGATGAATGCCCATCCGGGTAAAAAGCTGCGAGATGAGCTTTCACTTGCTACCCGCGACCAGCTTGCAATCATCGAGAACAACCACAAAAATAAACAGATTAGGCGCGGTGGTGGCGCGGCGGTTGCAGATAGGTGGACAACAAGACAGGGCATGGCACGGCGTTCTTTTCATAGGGACTGGAAAAAAGGTGCGCTTGAGGGTGCCTATGGATCAGACCTTGACCGTATGAAAAAGCTTGAAGAGGGCGGGACGATCAGACCAAAGGGAACTTTCCTTGCGATCCCAACCGAGAACGCCCCGAAGAACGTATCAGCAAGGCATGTTCAAGGCTTGGTGTATATTCAGAGCCTCAAGGGTCAACCGATGCTCGTCAGGCCACACGGCGGAGAAAGCACAAGCTTTGACGTGATGTACATTTTAAGGCGACAGGTCACTTTGCCTCCGCGCCCAACACTTAGGGCGGCAGAGAAGGCGACAGAGAGGGCCAGAGACAAGCGAGTACAACTTGCAATTGACAACGCGACAGGCGGTGAATAATGCCCAACAAGATAGATGATTTTACACCATACAGGTTTTTTAAAGCCTTGAAGCTGGAGCTTGAAACGATCAACCCTGTGATAGGATACAATTCTACTCCGTTTATAACAGAAGACCCAGACAGGTATCTGGAAAGTACCGCCGATGATGCTGTGTTGATTATGAGGGGTTCGATAGATCCGGTTGAAAAGTTCGCAGGCGGATCAACAGCAAGGCGTCATACGCTTGCTAACATCGAGATATTGGGCAAGACGAATTATAAAACTGAGGACGCTGTCCGCAAAAGCTGGGCACTTGAACAGGATGTCAGAACGGCGGTTAATCTGACAATAGACAAGATAAGGTCATATCTCGGCAAGGGTGCTGCGGTCAGCATGGGCGCGTCTAGTCCTTGGGAAGAAATTCTTGAAGCGCAAAAGAGAGCTGGCTTTCAGTTCTCTATTTCTCTTACCTGGTCACAGTCTAGCGACTGGTAGCCTGGAGGTTTACAATGTCGATCAGTATCGGTGATAATGGCGGGATCAGGGTAGCTCCAGAATCTACCTACGGAACTGCTGGAACTGTTTGGACAACCCTTAACCCAATCTCGGCAACGGAGGCACCGAGCATACCTTTGCTTGACCCGGCTTGCCTCGGCAACGCGAACCCGACTACACGTAATTACGGCGTGTCGTCTGTCAGCGGCGATAACGTTATTTGTTACAACGATAGCCGGGCGGTTGTAGGTCCAGTGCTTGCCGCTGCCGGTAACCTGTCAACAGACACCTACACGTTTGGAGATGGCAGTCCACCAGACACAGCATCAATCACCACATGGATAGATTATGGCCACTACGTAACGCAGTTTCTCGGCGATGTCACCACCGGCTTGCGCTGGGAGTTCCATCCTAATGCTCCCGTTACTTTAACGGTGACCAGGTTAGGTCAGTCATTCTCGGCTGAGACACATACGGCACTAACCGCCCCCGACACCGCAGGCGTTATCTGGGATTCAGACCTTGGGTCAATGTCGGTTGGCGGAACTGCCCTCGACTTCCTGTCTGGCACAATTGAGGTCACGTTCCCGGTAATTGGTCCAGATCGGCACGGCCTTGGAACAAGCGTTATCAGACAACCTATAGTCGCCGGACGCGCTGTTGTAACAGGTAGCTTCAACGTGGAGCTTGACGATTCAACCGGGCTTGATTCAGAAGCCGTGCTCGCTCTGTGGTACGCAGGGACAACACTTGGATCAGTCGTACTCGGCGACTGGACAATTTCAAACTGTTACATGACAGGCGATCAGCCAGCC